CGAATGAAGAGATTGGCTGTAAATTTTTCCCTCAGTGAGGGAGAATTAGCTGTTGTGAATAACTTTCATCCCTCATTTAAGGTAGAGGGCCGTGCCCGGGGTACAAGTTCACACCCACTTCTCCATTGTGAGCGGACAATTGCTGAAGCCGTTGCTATCAGTTTATTGACCGCCCGCATTGTTGATGTCGGTGGAACTCCTACCCGGCACCGCCGCCACGGTCGGGTGAATATTCATTCCTGCTGTCCGATTATCTCAGCTTCCGATGTCCCTCGGAATGCCAGATATGAGGGGATTGCAGGTTGGTGCAGTCACACTATACAACAATGTGACTGTACTTTAGCGCAAGCGTGCGAACTATTGTTTGTTCACAGCTTGTACTACTTCAGCAAATTTGACCTTATGGAGCTTTTAGGTAGGTACAGAAAAGCCGTAGCTGTGGTGCATGAATTTTCAAGTTATAGAGGGGTTTATCATGGTGACGAAGCACATTATCAGTTGGATTATGACAATGTTATTATGAAGGTCAATGGTTGTAACTTTAGTTATGAACATTCAAACCTCCATTGGTTACGCGTCACCAACGGACACCATGGTTATCATGGTGGAAGCCCAGTAACACTAACGTGGCATAGGGTGATGACAATTGGACATTCCGCGATTTATGAATTCAACCTTGCCGACGGCCATGTGCCGCTCGACGTTGCTAGATTAAACGTGGATCATCTAACTGCCAGGCCTCATTGTTCACTGTTAGCAGACGGGGGCCGTTTATTTGAAAATGAAATGTACCAGCCCGGCCCGATGGGTTTTGTTGCCCCGATAGCATTGGTTGCACATTTGGTTTCCATTTGTCAATTCACCAAGAATTCTACTGATCAGATGGTCAGGGTTCATGGTGAACTACTCAAATGTGTAAAGACAAACCAATATGCTGTATTGTCTACTGATATTTTAGCATACTCGACCAACATAGTTAGTTATGCGGTCGCGTTTGCACGCCGGAAGACGTTACAGGCACTCAAGCATCAACAACAAGAACATCACAGCGAGATCGCAGATCTCGATGTGACCCTATCAGGGTGGGTGACCACACCTACGGTGAAGCAACGGGTCTGCAACATGCTTTGGTTTCTACTGTTCTGGGTAAATAGAGTTGCTGTTAAGGCAGTCTCTAGGTATACCAGCAGGGATACTACCAATAAGCCTGTCGTAGGCCGTGTGTACGAGATTGAGGTGTATGAACCCTCAAAGTCTGTAGAGTTCTATCGGTATGGCCCGTCTGTTGCAGGGCATGTCCCCATTGTGCCATCAACCAGTCAGCACAATGAAGAAGTGGCGGTTGCCAATCGGGCATTAATACCACTTTGGGAGGACCCTGGCGAATGGGCAACACTGATGGAACAGGTGCGTGAGGATTTTGATACGTTATTTCCAAATTACTCAAGTGTCGAAGCTTGGTCTTTTGGAAAGTGGAACAGCAGATTTCCTGCTCCACGGCAGGCCCAGAACGTTAAAGCACATGACAACGTACTTAAAGGGTTGACTAAACATCAGCTTAGTAAACTTGCAATAAGAAAGTCCTTCGTTAAGAAGGAAAAGCTTTTGGTTGAGGATGGGTTTGACCCACGCCTCATCCAGGGAGTTGCAAATGAACTCAACTGTATATTAGGGCCCTGGATGGTAGCGTTCAATGAACAACTAAAACGTAGTTGGTCATTTGACCACTTCATAACTTACGCGTCGGGTGTAGACGCGGTGAAGATGGGCTCATGGGCGAACTCTTCTGTCTTTGAAACCACCGTATCGAATGATTTCACGCGTTTCGACGCGACCATAGGCGCCTCAGCCTATGCCCTAGAGCGCTACATATATGTGCGGCATGGTTTGCGCGGCAAAGCACTACATGTCTTTGACATGCAGCAGCATACCCGCGGCGTGACCACGCACGGTGTAAAGTATGAGTGTCCGTACACCAGAAAGTCTGGTGATCCAAACACTACTATAGGTAACACACTCATAAACGCTCTAGTGCAGTACTATGCGTATAGGAAGCAGTATCCCACAGCAATATTCCCGTTCACTTCAATGTTCCGGGTGTTAGTTGGGGGTGACGATAGTGTAACAGCTGTTAGGTTTAACCCTGACCTAAATGGTGTTCGTAACACGATTCAGGCTTTGGGTTTTAAACCTAAAATTGAGGTAAGCACTATTCTGGAAACCGAGTTTTATTCCTCGTTTTTCTGTGCATCTAATCACGGCTATGTATTAACACCGCATCTTGGTAAAACCCTAGCTAAAATGGGGTTTTCCTTGGTCAGGTATAAGAATGGCCACGCATGGTTGAGAGGCGTAATCGAAGGCAACTATAAATTATTTTCTCATATACCATTTATGAGGGTTTACTTCGATAACTTGCTGCGACAATTGCCCCGCAAAGGCATCGCGTACAAAGTTGATATTGCGCCCAGCGTAACTTTACAAGCTGTGGATGAAACTGCCACATGCCTTTACTTGCAATATGGACTTACAACTACAGATATTGAGGACTTGTGCATCTATCTTGGGTTAGTAGTATTGGATGATGAGTTAGATCATCCAGTCATCGAGAAACTCTTCTAGCGTGGTACTGGGCATGAAATGTTAGCTGTAAGACCCAATAACCCCTTGAATAAGACTAGCCCCACTTGGGTGGAATCTTTACTTGGCACTGCCAGGTATGGTGATCCACTGTGGTGGGTAGCCAGAACTATTCAAGATAAGGCATACCGTGTGAAATACCCCAAAGCATCGATGGCTGAAGTCTGGGCACAACCAGACAACAGCGCTACAATAAATCGTGCCATGAATGTTCAGCCACTATTGACTAGCTATGGAGGACTAGTCGCCAAAGCAATTACCGGTGGGAGCAAGACTGCACAACCCGCGTTACCATCACCACAGGTTAAAGCCATAGCAAATGAAATGGCCGTAACCCAGAAATCCGCCACTAGTAAGCCTAAAGTTAAAGCGAAGCCCAAGCAAGCACCTAAGGAGCCTAAGCAGGCACCTAAGGTGCTTGCAAAACCTAAGAAACTTAAGGCAAAACAGGGTAATCCTGGGGGCACTGTTCTGCGTGCCCCCAAAGGTTTGAGCGGTAACCGTGGATTTGATATGCATTGTGTCATATTAACCAAGGGTACCCCAAATACAGTCTTTTGCTAGCAGCTGGGCTATACCAGCGCTGAAATGACTAAGATTACTAGCGGAGCTCCTGTTGCCTTAGGCACCATAATCAAGGGTGTCAAGGCCAGGTTCAATGGCAACACAAAGATCTCCGTCACACATCGTGAATTTGTTTATGACGTGGTGGCAACTGGTAACGCCTCGACACTTGAAAATGTCGTAACGTTACCCTTGGACGCTGGGGATGCAAACACATTCCCGTGGTTAGCTGGCGTGGCTAACTCCTATACCAAGTACAGGTTTAAGAAAGTTGTAGTTGAATATGTTACTGAATGTACTTCATCCATTAACGGTCAATTTTTACTTGCCTTACAGCTTGATCCTGGTCAGGATGCCACCATCGTCAACGGCCAAGTTGCCCTCACACCACTACCGACTAAACAAGCATTTTCTGCGTATAACACCTCCCTGCAATGTTCTGTCTGGCAAAACGCCTCTGTTACGGTGCCATGTACCAATGAGTGGTTGGACGTCACTTATGGTACGTTACCCTACCCTACGGTGGGCGTTTTGAGACAGCAGGCAATGGGTGTGGTACAATTTGGATTAGCTAATAGCGAATCCTCATCAACCACACACAGGGGGTCAGTGTACATCTCTTATGAGGTGGAGCTGACTGAACCCAATGGTCAGGGCCCGCAAGGCCTCGGGTCTGAATATTCGTGTTCAACCACTGACTCCACCCACCCATTTAATGGTGGGTTGTTAATCAGTGGGAACATGAATATTACAACTCCTTTGACAACTGGGTTTAGTTTCCTGGGATATGGCTACTTTTTGGTGGTCTTTGAGATCCCACTTAATGGTTCCGCATCTGCTACACCAACCTTTTCTAGCAATACGGGTACCACCATTAAGTCTTCAACATCAAGCTCCAGTGCAACACAACTAATATGTGTGCTGTCACTCTTATCCACTGTACCTATGGTAAATGTGGGTATAAGTGGCGCCACTAATGTTAGCACTGTTGCAACTACTACCATAAGAGTTGCGCAGTATCCTGTACCTACATAATTTCTCCTAACCAACCAACAAATCCGCTTGCGGTCGTCATGGGCTTAATAATAATGACGTAAACCTAACCAACTTTCGGAGTAAACAATCTTGTCCTCCCCAAAGCC